TATAGGCAGGTGAATGAGAGCGGCGACATGATCGACCCGATGGTGAAAGCAATGGAGAAAGCCAGCACCCCGTCCCTACTCGTAGATGATTCGGCGCTCGCGTCTGCTGTAAACGATGTTGAGCAAATGATTTGCTCGCTTCCGACCGAGGATGCGCGAGTGCTGACTTTTGACGAGTCGGTGCGAGGTGTGCCAGGAGACGAAGTCTACCCCCCCATTAACCGAAGTACCTCCCCCGGGTATGGCTGGCGAAAGTGTGGTAAGGGCAAGACTTTCTATCTTGGCTCCGATGATTATGTTGTCCACCCAGATGTTAGCCTGGAGTACGAGCTTGCTGTAGCGAGGCTGCAGGCAGGTAAGCGCCTAGGAAAATTCTGGACGGACACCATGAAGGATGAGCTCAGGCCCATTGAGAAGGTCGAGGCAGGCAAGACGCGCCTTTTCGCCGCTGGCGAGATGGTGCAGACGTTGCTGCTACGACAGTATTTCATGGGTTTCTGTGCTCACATGACGCGCAACAAGGTTGTGGTTGAGTCGTGTGTGGGTGTGAACCCGTACTCACTCGATTGGAACCTCATTGCGAAAAAGTTGTCGGAGAGAGGTGAGAACGTGGTGGCTGGCGATTTTACCAACTATGATGGTTCTCTACCCGCTGACGTCCTCTGGAGTGTGCTTGGCATTGTGAATGCCTTTTACCGTAAGAACGGTGGCACGCCAGAAGACGAGCGGATTCGAGAGCTGTTGTGGCTGGAGATTGTCAACTCAGTCCACGTCCAGGGCGACACGGTTTACTCGTGGAATCACAGCCAGCCATCAGGCTGTCCGTTTACTTCCATTTTGAACTCTGTCGTCCACTCTGTGATCGTGCGTGTGGCGTACATTCTGTGTGCAAGGAAGTACGCGCCAGAAATGGCGCGTCTCTCAAACTTTCAGAAGTACGTCACCCACGTGAACTATGGCGACGATGATGTCACGAACGTCTCCCCGATGATCGACTGGTTTAACCAGCAGACCATGGCGGAGGCATACGCGACGTTCGGGATGACCTACACGGACGAGACGAAATCAGGTGAGCTGGTTAAGTTCAAGAAATTGAGCGAAATCCAGTTTTTGAAGCGTGCGTTCGTGTGGGATCATGCCCAGTGTAGGATGCGGGCACCTCTTGATATTAACACCATCATGGAGATGCCCTGTTG